AACCATACAGTCCAACACCAAGTGGCCCGTGATTTTCAGTGGCATAACCACTATGGCTCCCATACAGCAGGCACGCAGGCATGGCCTGGATTATTGGTACGTGGATTCTGGATATTTTGGCAACAACAAACGCAAAACCTACCTGCGTGTGTGCAAAAACAGCATACATGCCAGTGGAGATATTGTGTCAAGACCACGTGATCGCCTGGATCAGTTACAACTGTCTGCGACCACCAGTGTGGATACTGCCCCTATTCCGCGGGGCCAGCAGATCTTGGTGGTACCACCAGATTTCAAACAATGTGTGCATTTTGGAATACACAGTGCTGAGCAATGGCTGACACAAACTGTGTCTGCTATACAACAATTTACTCAACGTCCTATTGTGATAAGAACCCGGCCAGCATCACGCACCACACGACTGACCGATGACAGCCTACAGAGTGCGCTGGCCAACAATGTTCATGCCATGGTCACATTTATCAGCAACAGTGCAGTGGAGGCAGTGCTGCATGACATACCAGTGATCAGTCTTGGACCCAGTGCTTGTGTCCGGGTCAGTCCCTGGACACTGGATTTGATTGATAGTGTGCCGGATATAGATGCTGAAACAAAAGAAGCTTGGATGCGTCACCTGAGCTATTGTCAGTTTACCCAGGCAGAAATGCTGTCAGGACAGGCCTGGCAGATACTAAATCCAAGGTAAAAAGTGCCGATATATGACACCAGATTCACTTTCACTGTCAGTCCAGTGTGCAGCACTGAGATCATTCAGCCATTGTGTTCTATCTGGGCGAGCTGGAGTTTCTATCGTGGCCAGATCATGATTGGCCACACTCCAGGCCACACAGTCTGCATCGCTGGCAAACACAGGCACACCAGCCAACACTGAGGCTACTGCGCTGGAACTGTTGCAAAACACCGCTGCCCAGGCCTTGACAAGATCCTGTTGAAGACTACGACCTTTCTTGCTTTCGGTGACTCCAGGCAAGCTGGTCAGATGCGACAGATCCATAGGATGTGCTGGGTGAGGTCTGATCAATATGGGTCGATCTGTAAGTGTGCGTAGACGTTGAACTGTGGTGTTGGTCCAGGCAGTCATGTTGATGCCTTTCATGCTCCAACCGCCGTCGCGTTGCAGGCAAACCATGACATGTTTTCCCTGGTCTCGCCAGGGCAGTAGTTCCAGTCCAAGTTGGGCACGGATCATGCGCCATTTACGGTCATCACTGTTGGCGTTGGCATAGTTGTTGGTGTTGTAAAATACTCCATCCAGACTGTAACGCAAGAACTGACTGGCAGGATCTGCAAACTTGAAACAACTGCCGTCTATGGGCATGACATGCTGACCCTGGTTATGTTGATGTGCAATCACATCCTTTCTGAGTTGTATGTGCGGTCCACTTATGGTAGTGCCCACCCAGGCCATGATCACTGCCAATCTGCAGTCCACTACCTCGTTGCGAGTTTGCACAAGCACCCTAGCACCTTGTGCAACAGCGCCAGCTGCAAAGGCTCGCAATGTTTGGGCCTTGCGTTCGCGGTCTGCTATCCTGGGCAGACTGGAAAGATACACCACCACATCATACATGATACTGTTGTACCAGTTTGAGTGCTGTGCCATCCAGCATTTCTTTTTTGGTAAACTGGCTGTAGGTTACAGCGCACAGCCAGTCACCCAAGGAGCCACGATACAGATTGTTTATGTCGTAGAATGTGGTTCTTGCCACCGGAGCAGTGATATGCTGCTGCAGAGTGATCACAGGAATGCCCAACCATATAGCCTCTACAGCCGCGGCACTGCTGTCACTGATCACACAGTACACTTCGTCGTCTGTGGCCAAATCTTCATACAAGGATGTTCGTTTTTTCATGTCTACATCTTTGAGTCTGAATTCTATTGCACGATCTGTAAACCGGCGTAGCTGTCGCTCAACGGTGGCCTGCCACACATTCAAGTTAGTGTGGTTCAAAGCATAGTGGTAGGAGCTGCTGCATACCACTATGATTTTACTTCCTTCTTTGCGCCAGGGTTTTGGAAGCACTGGCAACAGTTTCAAGCGATCTGCAGGGTAATATCCAGGACCTGGCATGATATGTATGTGATCCTGCACCAGTCTGTGCCAGCGTTTGTTGGGTTCCAGAAAGTTGGTGTAGCCCGAATCCACAAACCAAAAAGGCAAGTGCTGGGCTAATCTGTGTGCCAGCAGGTCTTGATTGTTGATGATGTTTCTGATGACAACAGATTGATCATTCGGTACCGGGTCGCCGGCCATGCACCACACAGGATCCAAAGTCAATTGCACGGCCAGCTGTTTGACAAAGCTAGCACTGCGGCTACCCACATGACCACGGACTAAATCTTCATGCGAGATAGGCAAACTATCCCACCGTTGAGCCAACCAGTCTGTGAGCCTGCGCAACTGCTGTTTGTATAGGGTAACTATGCGGTCCGTGTGTGCTTCGAGATCCTGCACAAGCAGTAGATTTATCTGATTAAAATCAATTGATATCAGTCCAGATTTGTCCTGGCGCTTCTGACACTTGATCAGATAGGTATCAGTATGCGTCCAGACCGGCTGGATTTTTTTAAACCGTTGTGCCAGCATGCGACGGGCCAGACTAGACAGCACTTCATTCTGATTCAGCACCAGATACATGTTACCAGCTCATGATCAGGTCATGTCTGACTCGTTGCAACTGTTTGGCTCCCCAGAGTTTCAGCAGTTCCACAGTTTCACCGGTGTCAACTATGCCGGTATCCTTGTGGAACTTTTGTTCGACCACGATAATGGGCCTACATGATTTAATATAGTTCTCACCGCCCAGAATAATATTGTGCTCATACCCCTCACAGTCAAGTTTGATGTAGTTGGCAGCCGGCAGGTTCATGGTATCCAGGGTTTTCATCTCAATCTGGCCCTGCCCAAAACTGTTGGAATCCACGTGGCTGTGTCCAGTATTGCCTTCTGTAACAATCATGTTGATTCGGCTGTTTTCCTTACCCAAGGCACAGTCATGCAATATCAGATTGGTGACAGGCACATTTTTAAGCAGGCAGTCCCTGAACATTGCAACAGGTTCAAACGCAATCACACAATCAAAATGTTTTACTAAATCACGGCTCCACAAGCCAACATTGGCTCCGATGTCCAGGGCCACACGGTTTTGCTTGACATAACTTAAACTTTGATTTCTTACTTGATATTGGTACTCAGTGGGGCCGCCTTGGCTTGCACTTTTGGCCAACATCTTTGGGAAGTGTGTTTCGTTGTCCGGAAACCACCATCCTTGGCTTTCATACATTGTAAGTCTCCTGTAATATTCTTTTGGCTGTACCATCTCTTAGTTCATTCACATGAAATTGTCCATATGCCAAATGACATGCCCAAGCATGGCGTTGGTCATCTGATGGAAACCACGGATTGTCAATGGTAGATAAATCTGTGTTTGATACTGGAATAGCAGCGTTGCTGGGTGCCAACACAAATGCAGGCACGCCTGCAATAACACTTTCTGTGGCAGCAATGGAGTTATAAGTTATCACTGCATGCACATCTTCCAGTGCTGCTTCTAAACTGTTGTTGACTCTGTTTTGTCTATTGGGGTTACGTTGTCGTATTTCTACAGGTCTGTCAGTGTATTGTTGGATAGTGGCCACAGTAGACTTGATCCAGGAATCTAAATCTATGCCGTAAAACACACAGGGCTTGGCATCTGGGGCAGCAATCAGTATTTTTCTGCCTGTTGTACGGGGTTGCATCTTTATGGCCAGGCGTTGCCAACGATCTGCTGGCCGAGCAATTACATCACTGTGTTGTAGATTGTTGAACACTATTCTATGCCAAAATTTCCAACCATGTGGGTTGGTTGCACTGACACGATTGCCCACATAGCCTGAATCCATGTAGTAAAAATCACGTTTGTCTTTCCAGCACTGTTTTATAATCTTGTGTTTCATGATGCCACGTATGACCAAGGGTGCAGTGCTGTCTTGGTATTGCCAGGTTTCCAGGCAAGTGGGCTCTGCACCGGAGCCGTGAGCAAACATCTCGATGTACTCGTCTGAGTTGTTTTTGTTCAAGAAAATTGCATTCATCGCCAGTAGGCTTCTGTGCGTTGTATTTTTAAGTCGCTCAACTTGCTGCGACCTTGATCTTTGCGCGAACCTTTGAGATGGTCCAGGTATGCGCCCCAGGCTGAGTTGATCAAGGGATGGCCTTCGCCTGCAATGATATGGCTGCTCCAGTCCAACTCCTTGAGTTGATGATTCTTGCGAACAACATCAAACACAAAACTGTCATGCCATTCTATCAGTGTAAAAATACCTTGTTCGGCGTTGTCATACATGCTTTGAAAATTCTGGAGAAAACGTTCCATGACAGGGCTTTTCAGATTGATAGCATACAGACCACATTCGGTGTACTTGTCTTGCCTGCCCAAAAAACACAAGTCGCGATCACTTGGACAAAGTTGATCCAGGTCAGAAACACCAACAGGGCTATGACAAACAGTATCTGCATCCATCCACAACAGCCAATCAGTGCTGGTGTTCTTGGCACAGTGAAAAATACTGTAGACCTTGTGTGCAAATCTCACTGCGTCCCATTTGAAACCTTTGCCGGCATCTTTGCGTCGACTACGCACTGCATCATCACTGACGTTTCCATTGGCCTTGGGCACATCTCGCCAGGTTTTTTTAAAAACAGTCAAGTCATCCACTATGGCAATGTCTCTGACCACAAGATTTGCAGCAGATTGACTGACTACACAATCTTCTGCGTACACATACAAATCAACTTGTTGTGGCCAATTGGCCAAAAATGTATCAATCATCCTACTACCATACTTGACATATCCGGCCTGATTAAATGTGGTTACTACAGAAAATCTGCGTGTCATTGCATTGTCCTTTTTGCTGAGCTCAACATTCTTTCCCGTTTACTGACTCTGTCACCCTTGTAGTGCAATATATATCCGTTGAATGCTTGATCAAAATGACGTATGTCAACACCAGCAGGTGATAAATTATATGCGGCAATTTTACCTTCCTTGACAAGACGATCTTTTGTGGCATCATACACATGACAATCCGTAAAGAAAGGCAAGGTATATATGCTATCGGTGTCGTAGTATTCTTTATAAAGTTTGAAAAATTCATCCGAATACGGATTTGTTAGATCCCAGGCAAGATAGCCTGTTTCAGTATAGGTGTCTTTGCGATATAAATGACTGGTGTAATATCCGGAAGGAACAGTTGATATCAAATACTCTTTTGATACTGGATTATATAATTCTGTGTCGGCATCTANCCATATCAAGAGGTCTACNGATTTTGTNANACCAGCATGACACCAGGCATAACTTTTAAAACTAAAACGACAAGCATCTTTCAAAAAGTTTATAAACGTTCGATCTTTATTTCTTTCTCTAAATGCTGTTAATTCTGGGACTGTTTTGTTAAAATTAATAATTTTTATATTTGGTGGCAATTTAAGTTTGATATCGTCAAGGTATAAAAAAACTTCCACCTCGGGATCTAGATATTTTATCAAACTATCCACAAAATATTTTGCATATTCATCATATCCGGCCTGACTAAAAGTTGATACTATTCCTATTTTCATTTATAGTCCCAACCCTGTTTTAAAATTGTCGACAGCAGATAATCTATGTGTGCCAATTTTTGAAAATAACAAATCTAACTGTATTGCGTTGCCGGACTTATTATTATGCATACCTACAATGTCCTGAATAAAAAAATTAAAATCTTCCATACGACGCACAATAACATCCGCCAACGGTGCTCCGGTGTTATAGGGAACTAGAGAAACTTCCATAATAACACATGTAGCTCTTAGTAAGATTGATTTACCGCCGTTAATAACATCTAACTCGGCTCCTTGAACATCAATTTTAATTACATCAAATGTGCTGTCAGGAAACAAGGTGTCAAGTGTAGTCACAGGAACTTTAATTTTTAAAATTTCTTCGTCTGATAACTTATTAAAATTAATTTCTTTGTAAAATGATGCACCTTTGGAATTTGATTTAGCTCTGGGTAAAATAAGTTCTAACTCCCCGACGGTATCTGATATACCGTATTGAAAATACTCAACTCCTATTTTTTTCAAACTTTTTTCGCAATAAGGATTTGGCTCAATTGATGTTATTTTACATTCTGGAAATATTTTCTGCCACTCAACAGCAAACTGCCCGGTATTTGCTCCAATATCAAGACACGTGGTAGGATTAAAAGTACCGAATATAGCTCTTAATTTTTCGGCGGATGGATTGCTCATTTCTTTGTAAATCCCAGTGTCTCACGTTTGATATCATTGTGAACAAATCCCCAACTATTGTAGGCCAATGAGTATATCATGTCGGGTTCCTTTTAATTTTGAGAGAGAAATTATACATATATAACTATTTAACTCAAATGAACATCAGCCTTTTTAATAATTTTGGTGCATTAAACAGTAGACCTGTGTTTGCTGCTGTTCAGCAAGGCCTACAGAAACTGGGATTCCAATCAAGTATCCATGACATGACTGCGGATGTTGCTGTAATATGGAGTGTGGTCTGGTCCGGCCGCATGCGGCAAAATCAAGCTGTTTGGCAAGCATTTAGATCTGCAGGCAAGCCGGTTATTGTGTTGGAAGTGGGTATGCTGCAGCGAGGCCATACTTGGAAAGTGGGCATCAATGGAACCGGTAATCAATCCTATAGTAAACAGGATCTTGACCCTGCCAGACCTCAGCAGTTAAATCTAAAAATAGATCCTTGGCGAGATACCGGTGATGATGTTGTGATAGCTGTGCAAAGATACGACAGTGAACAGTGGGCAGGGCAACCGTCCACAGAGGCCTGGTTAAAACAAACAGTTGGTACGCTAAGGCAGCATACTGATCGCTCAATAGTGATACGCAGCCATCCCAGACAAGAAGTAGTGGTACTGCCCGGATGCATAGTGGATCGACCCTGGCATGTGCCCAACACATACGACGATTACGACTTTGATAAAACTCTACGGCATGCCTGGGCTGTGGTAAATTGGAACAGTGGTCCGGGCAGTCAGGCCATCATGTCTGGAGTCCCTGCATTTGTAGGACCAGACAGTGTGGCTGCACCTGTGGCAAACTCGGATTTATCGCAAATAGAAACGCCCAACAAGCCTGACCGTGATCAATGGCTCATTGAGATTTCGCACAGTGAATGGACTGTGGATGAAATAGCAACAGGATTACCTGTTGCTAGACTACTTGGCAAACCCAACTGATTCTCTTTCAATATCGTTGTGATCAAACTCTGCCCAGTACAACTCAAAAGCCACGGTGTCTTCAACAGCTTCAAACTGATGAAATTCGCCTGGACTAACCTTTGTAAATTGTCCTGCTGTCAACACAGTTTCGTCCACTAGGTCATAGTTATTTTTCCACACACGAATAATAAGTTTACCGGATTCAACAAAGAATCCATTCCACTTGTACTTGTGCCGGTGTTTACTACAAGTACCGCCGGCCTTGGCTTCAATGCGATGAAACTCTAACACGCCGTTTGCTTCCAGCAGTTCGGTCTGCCCCCATATTTTTCCTGCGATCATAATTATCCTAGTGTTGTGCCATTGACATTAGGCTTTTATCAAGCCAAGGCAAAAGCAAATCCCGTTGCCTTACATGACCATGACGTTGTACTGATCGCATGGCNGATTCTGGCAGTAGATCCAGNTCACTTAATTGATACCAACTAGTTGATCTGGGATCCATTGGTTTGTGTTTGCTTTTATAAACTACAGCATGCAACCAACAATCAGTGGTGTTTTTCTTAAAGAATCCGCTTCCGCAATCAAATCCTGATACTGCAAGAGCGTGTATCAAGCTAGTCATAGTCCAATTATAATAGCAATAATCGTACTGATCATAGGCCTGCACATTAAATTCAAGATTGGTGGTCTGCGGTATGACCACTGCCAGCATACCACCATCGCTCATGGCCGACCACCAATTTGACAGTGTGGCAACAGGATTGATTGCATATTGAAATGAATCGTGACTCCATACCACATCGTACTTGATTTTTTGTGGTGGAAATGGTTGTTCAAAATCGCGTGAAGAATATCTTATGTTGCGATATTTGTGAGCCATTGCTAGTTCTGGCTTTTGATCCACCCCCAGGCATTTGATATTAAGGGGTCTGGCTGGCTCGTCTCTTGTGGTTCTTGTGGCCCACCATTCTAGATCATGACCTGCTCCGCAACCCATATCAACTACATTGGTTATACTTTGCATAAAGTCATCGTACTCGTACAGGCCGTTGAGAGTTTCAAGACTGTGTTGATGGCTAAGTTCGGGACTGCTGAATTGTGTCATACTTGTACGTCTTCCATTCCTGCTGTTCTAAGTTTAACAATATGGCCGCTCATCCATTGCTTGGACTCAAGTCCTTTCATGATACCCAACCATTTATTGCGTATTAATGCTACTTCGTTGATGACAGTTTCAAAATCAATAACTTCGTCTTCGCCGTCCACATACTTTTCAGCATCTCTACTGGTTAGTGCTCGAGCATAACCTTCTAGGTATTTTTGAAAGTGTCTGCGACGAATTTTTCGTAGCTGTATATTGAGATAGTTAAGTACTGCTTCAATCTCTTGTAGCTGATTGAAACGATGTTCAGTGATGCCGGGTAGTTCTTTGATGTTGATTTCAACATATCCGCCGATACGCACATCTCGTTTGGCATTCACAAGCTCGCTTTCGTAATGAGATATAAAATCAGGAATAGCAGCCAGGCTCGATACTACGCGGTTATACCACATAATTAATAATCTTCTTCTTCCTCATCTTCCGCATAATCATCATCGTCGTTGATTTCTTCTTCGTCGTCGTGATCGTCTAGGTACCCTTGTAGGGCTTTCTTGACTTCGGCGTCACCTCTGAACGAGTTGCGAATATCATCTGCATCAAAATTACTATCCACAAGTAGATTGACCAGAGCATCAGCTGCTTCTGTCCTATCCAACGGGCCAATGTAGCGTTTAAGTTCTTCCCATACTGCTTGTGCTAAATCTACTGACATTTATTCCTCTCCTTCTGTGTCAACCTCAAGGGTACTTACCTCAGTTTTTTGATTTGAAAATTCTTGCATGACTCGATCTAAACAACTATCCTCGTTGCTTTCCCACGCCTTACGGAACTGTTTGATCACTTCTCCGTCCAGAGTTGTAAAGGCCAGTCTGTTGCCATCTTTCTTCAACAAGCTACGCTTTTCTGCCAAGTCTACCAGGCCACTGTAGGGGTTCATGCCTGTTTCGTAGGGAATCTTGACCTGGACGCCTTCAAAAGGTTTAGCATAGCGTGTCTTCATGACCTTGCAAGCGGCTCGAATACCCATGACATCAGAGATCTTGTTTCCATCTTCATCTTCTTTCAACTTCAGCTTCTTCATGGCAACAACAATACTCGAAGCATAGATAAAGCCCTGGCCGCCTGAAATTTTATCGTCTGGATCAAACATGTCTTGACTTGCGTAAGTATGATTGGTACATACCATACCCACGTTGTAGTTGCCAAACATGTTGACACAGTTACGAACCAAAGCTGTCAGGGCCTTGGGTTTACGACCCAAGTCACCTTTCATTTCGCCTGCTTCAAACTGATTGACGTCCGTGGGTGTCAGCAACATACCCAGGCTGTCAATAACAAACAAGACTTTTGGTCGTTCTCCGTCAGGCAGGGCCTTGTAGTCACCCATGAATGTGGCAATGGTTTTGGCCACATCATCAATCATGGACATCGACAGCTTTAATAGTTTATCTGGACTGGTATCCACACCCAAGGCCTGCATCCATGATTCATCTAGTGCATTTTCACTATCAACTAAAATAACAAAAATACCCTGAGCTTGTGCATTTTTAATAATGTTACCACTACAGAAATAACTCTTGCCTGCACCCGATTCGCCTGCAAATACTGTTACTTTACCTAAGGGCACACCTTTGTTGAAGTCGCCACTAATAAGATAGTTTAAGGCAAAGTTGCCTGTTGAGATCCAATCCGTTGGATCGTTGAAACCAATACTCAATCCATCGATTGATTTGGTAATATCTTTTCTAAATTTTGATACATCGAATGGTTTTGCCATGATTTTCCTGTGGTTAATCGAACAAGAATAACTAAACACCATAGAGATGTTTAGTTATCTTGGATAGTTATTACTTACTTGTTTTGACGTGCGCGGATCATTGCCAAAATGTCTTGAGCATTTTGTCCTGATTTAGTTTCTGTTGCCACAGGGGCGGCTGCTGCCACTGGTTCGTCTGCATCAAAAGGAACGTCGTCATCTGCTGCCACCGGTGCTGGTTTGGCTGCTGGTGCTGCATTGGCAGCCGGAGTCGATGTGCCTGCTGGTGCTTGAATACCTGCTGGGCGGAAGTACTGCCCCCAACGTTCGACATCGTACGGTTGACCATCCACACTTGCTTCAAACATTTCTTTCATGACCCGAAGCTCAACGTCAGTTGGCTTTTTAGGCATAAATGTTGAAAGATCAAACAGGCCGTGTTTGTCAACCGCTAACTGTTCTGCTTCGGTCAGTGCTGTTTCCTTGCGTGACCACTTTGATGTGTTGTAGTCTGCATATCCGCCCTTGCTGGTTTTAGCAATGCGGAAGTCCAGACCACGCAACATGTCTGTTGGCAATTCCTCAAGTTCGGGATCCATCAGGGCTGACTTGATGGTGGCAAAGATCTGTGGACCAATGATAAAGCGTCGAATTGGGTTTTCTGGTGTCTTGTCCTCAGAGATTGGATTTTCGCGAACAAAGCCCTGGAACACATAGCTGCGTTTTTTCCAGTACTTGCGACCCATGTCTTCCAGACTCTTGTCTTTGAACCAGGTACGAACTTCTGCCAAAATGGGACAAGCTTCGCCCCACATCTCTACGCAAGGTACTTGCACTTGCACTTGTTTGGTGTCCATCTCACCTTTGACGCCGTTGAAGGGCAAACGAATCATTGCTCGTTCAACCCAGAAAAATGTGTTTTTGTTGTTTGCGTCTGGAAGGAAACGTAACAGTGCTGATGCACCTTCTTCCATGTTCCAGTGGGGATAAATTGCATTATCGCCACCGCCTGTGGATTGACCACCCTTGTTTGAATCTGCTGCCTGGAGTCTTGCTCTGATTTCTGCTAATGATGCCATGATATAAGTTGCCTTTTTAAGTTGATTTAAGATGTATATACAAACGTATAACAACACTGATTATACGTGAAACTATTTATCATCGCAACTTAAAAGGCTAATTTATTTTATCAATTGTGCCAATCGCAAAATGCGTTCAACGCTTTCAGAACTCATGTTACTGGGCTTGGTCATCATGACTCCATCCACATCTAGATTTTCGGCCTGTACAGGTTCCGGTGGAGGAGTTTGTGCACTAGGTGGCTCAGCAGCAGCTGGCTCCGGCACAGGTTCAGCTGGCATTTCAATTGTGATTCCCAATTCTGCCAGTCTGGCCTGGATCAGGGGTCTGGCATCTGCGTCTGGATCCNGAGTGGACAAGTCAATCAACTGGTCATACAGTTCATCATCTCCCAGCACATCATACAACTGTTCAGTGGCGTTTGTTGCGTCCGGACCCACTGGCAATTCTTTTGCCATCAGCTGTTGCAATTGTTTTTTGGTTTGTGCTGTGTTTGGAATGGCCCAGGTGCCTTCGGTCACAGATTCAGCCCAAGATTCAAATTCTGCAATTTCTTGCATGTCTTTGTCTCTTGGTCTGGACAATCGAGCCAACACAGGAATGGCAGCTTCAATTCTGGAATCCAGACTCTGTTCAATAAACATGTTGCGAATGTCTTCTGCCAGAGCATCCGAATCTGTGATTTCGGCAGGATCAAAGGCCTGGAG